GTTCTGGCGGTGAGTCTATATTAGTGGCTATCACTGCTGCCTGTGCCGGTCCGGCGACGATGGCAGTGTTTATTGCCCTGTTTGCCCTGATGATGCTGGACACGCCGTTACCGCCGAAAAAGGCGGCAGGAATGTTCCTGTTTGGTGCTGCCGGCACCTGGCTGCAAAGCATTATCAGATTAATAATCATAATAATGGTGGGCTACCATCTGGGGGAAAGTGCTATGTGGACTGCCCACTTCTGGACGATATATATCCTGTTCCCGCTGTGGTATCTCCTCTTTGCCTACATATATTTCCGGCAGACCGGCGGGAAATTAAGAATGCAAGATGAAAAAGTCAAAGATGGCGGGGAAATAGAATTGAAAAATGCAAAATTAGGGCTCAAAGAGGTCTGAGTCGAGGGGAGGAACCTTACTCTTTAGACTTTGGTTTTGGTTGGGGTGAAATGAGCAAGCGTAAATGGTATAAAGCGATAAATGTGGCGGTGATACTGGCGGTGATGCTGGTGTTTGCCTTTCTACCTGTTCAGCAAGTAACAATAAAGGGTATTGGCGGACTTTCTCTTGAGACCCCCACTACTCTTTCTGTTGGAGCGGAGGAAGTCTATGCTAGTTCCGGTGAGATTACAATAAATGCCGAATTCTCAGCTAATTGTGAGGGTGGAACTAGCTGGTACACTGGTGTAATCAGTAGTGGGCAATGGAGGCATGACAGTTTCAGGTCTGGAATTGACTTTGATACTACGGATATTCCTGATGGAGCCATTATTACTAAAGTTGAGCTCAGGATACATATTGTTGAGGAACACGGCAAAGATATGAACAATGATGTAGCAAAGATGACGAGTAAGGCTAAGACATATTACGATGCTAATAATTATAGCGGTTTCAATGATGATGTGGATGGGAATGAATATCTTTCTAATTCGTATGCTTATTATGGGGAAGGTACTCATACTGTTGAATTACTTGCTGCTGCTAGAACGGACTTGCAAGCCCAACTGGGTGATAATTGGTTTTCAGTTGGATGGACAGGAACCACAGAAGCAAAAAATAGGTATAGAGATGGTTCCGATTACACTGATAAACACCATCCTCCTCAACTCATAGTCACCTACATGGTGCCTACTTGGGAGTCATACCGCGATGTGAACCATGAGTATCAGGATGACGACTTTGCCGATTATAACACTGAGCACTACGCTTATATGAAAGGAGAAGGTTTTATTTTAGGCCATAGTTATAAGATTGCCTATTATGACGCAAGTGATAATAAGACCTCCACCGAACAGCAACAAGCGAGCAGCGACACTGGCGTCCTCACCAGTAGTACCGAGCTAAAGGAAGGCTATGCCGCAGATGGATACTGGCATGCTGTGGTTCTTGACACTACAGAAACTGCACCAGATACCTATGACGCTGCTAAGGCGCATGCTAGCTATGTAATTGATGATGACTTCTACATTCATGCGTCTGCCATCCCCGAGTTTCCCACTGTAATCAGCGCCATTACTGCGATGGGACTGTGCTTTGGGATTTACTGGTGGATGAGAAGAAGAGTTTGTAATAGGGTTAGGTGAGTTTGTAGAGTTTATAGAGTTTGGGGAGTTGAAGATGAAAATTGAGAGGTTTGAGGATATAAGGGCTTGGCAAGAAGCGAGGGCTTTGGTAAAGATGGTCTATGATGCTGTGAAAGCTGATGAAGTTTCCAAGATAATCTCTGGCTTCATCCAGTACCTGCTCGGCAAGGGAAAGAGCCATCTCAATGAACGCGAAAAACTCAATAAACTGGGTAAACTCAACAAACCGGGTGAACTCAATAAACCGGGTGGGGGAGAGGAGCTAGTGGTAGCGGGGAATCTGGGGGGAGAGGTTAAGTGGATAACCAGAGAGGCACAAGGCTCAAGTTAATAATAATCTGGCTGGCAATACTGCTGGTGAGCAGCTTCTGGTTCACCGCCAGTGTGGACTCGGATGCGGTGAGTCTGGCGGTGGTACCTCAGGTGCCCAGGGAGGGAGAGCCAGTTTTAGCCACCTTTAAGCTGAACAACCCCTCACCCCAGATAGTAGAAACTGACTATCAGTTCTATGCCAATGGGGAGCTGATGAAGGAGGGGACGACGGTCATACTCCCCGAGTCCAGCAAGCTATACCAGTATGCCTACCGGAACCCTCTGGAGCTGGGGAAACAGGTCAACTTTATGGTGAGGACAACATCTCCCCGGGGCAGTTGTGAGAGGATGGTCTCTTTGCCCTCCTACCCACCCCAGATATGGTCCAGCTTTGTCTCCTTTGCCTCTTTTTCCACATCAATGATGGGCTTTATGAGTTCCATGACTTACTATCAGGGTACCTTTGATACCAACATGGGATTCAATGTGGGATTACTGTCTGTTATTGTTCTGATTGGGCTGCTTATCTTTCTGGAGCTAACTCAGCCCTTACTGCGGCGGAAAACTATCACCATCCTGGGCAGACTGAGATTAAGATTCAGCACGGTTACCTGGATACTGTTCCTCATCTTTATGGGTATAACCTATACCAAGGTGGCGATGGTTCTTGTCTCTTGAAATTGAAGGTTTATTTAGGTATAAACCGCTATCACCACTGCTTCTTTGGGGTTGTAACTATCAAAGAAGATGACTGCTACCTTTCTTCCCAGCGCCATTTCTCCTGCCGGCAGGTTTCGGGCGACTGCTACTCCTTGCAGATAAGCCTTATAGCTGCCGGCGAGCTGGATGGTAGCGGTGTAGTCACCGGAGTTAAAACTCTTCAATATTGCTTTTCTCAGACTCATTTTTCATACCTCCTACAGATATTGTTAGCACCCTATCCCCCTTTATCCCCCTTCTCCTTAATAAGGGGAAGGGGGAGTTTGTGTTAAGAGGGACAAAGTCCCTCTAAGACTCCCTTAGGGTTCTTTCCCCGCATTAAGAGGAAGAGAGGGAGTTGGTTATGTAAGAGAGGCAGAACCTCTCTTAGACTCTCCTTGAGTATCTCGATTTCTTAATGAGAGGGAAGTTTTTAAAGAAGCTATTTCTCTCAGAAAGGCGCCCCTTATAAGGGAAGTTTGAAGGGGCAAAACCCCTTCAAAAACTATCCTTCCCCCTCTCCTGTTTAGGAGAGGGGGATAGAGAGGGTGAGGTAGATAATCTCTATACTGCTCCCAGCGATAACCGCTGTTCATATTCTCCCTGGCGGGGATTATAAATCAGGGTTAGCCCAATTACCCGCATCTTCTCACCAGCCAAGCCGGCTTGATTATCGGTCACATCAACGACATCAAATAATTGCTGACCGCAGTTGACCGTAATATGGAGTGTGCCCCTCACTGTTTCTATTTCCGCCTTCCTGAGGTAGGCTTCTCCCCGGGCTTGAGCCTTAGCCACCGTATCTATATTCCGGTCCTCCACCCGGCTCAGCCTGTCATAGAGGCGAGTTATTTCTTCCCAGGTAAAGGTATCGATGATTATCGGCTCACTGGTTTCCGGGTCGTAACCCTCAACCTGGACCCGGTTAAACTCCCCGGCTCCTTTTTGGTACCTGCCGTCTAAAACGGGATGGGATGAGCCATAGGAGTAGGTGGAACTATCCGAAGACTGTGGGTTCACCACATAGGCTTTATTGCCTTCAATGAACAGCATATCGGGGACGAATGATAGTAGTTTGCTAATGACAGCGTCACCCCGGTTGCCGGGGTGGATGGTGAAATCGGGGTAATAGCTGCTTATAACTGAGGACTGGGACTTGACCTCGAGCTTTAGTCCAACCCTGGACAGCACAAAAGCGAGGATGTCTTTAACACACAGGGTATCGCTTTCCTTGTTCCAGCGGAACTGGTGGCGGGCGCGCCAGTTTTCAATCAAGCTCCAGCCATCTTTGGCATGTAATATAAGGCTGGCTTTACCCGGCGAGCTGGTATGCTCCTGGGCATCAATCCAGAAGGCAGGTCCTGAGCTGACCTCATTCCCCTTGGAGGTAACATAGCCCGGGCTGACCTCCATCTGGCAACCTATGTCCAGGGGCTCAAGCTCACCGCTGCCCGGTGCAGCATACCGTCCATCGCTGTTGTTTAGCTCAACCGTGAGCCAGCCCTGGTTCTCAGTAAGCTCCTGCCTTAACGTGAGGACATCAGCAGTTAAGTCCAGGTTCTTCTCGGTTAGCACCGCTCGCCAGACGCCGTATGGAGTGGACAGCCAGCAGTAATTATCATGGTGAGCCAGAGCCACACCATATTCACTGGATAATTCAAACGGTGCTGGCTCGTGCCACAGGTTATCAATGAACTTGGTATCAACGACAGAGTGCGACCAGAAGGGGCGGTTATAGCTCTGGGTGCCGTTGAACTTCTCAATAAAGAAGCAGCGGTAGACATCGGGCTTATCCATAAATACCCGTTGGTACTCAAAATCGCCATCTGATGGTGCTGAAGCAAGCTCCCTCAAATCTGACCAGACGCCGGAAGACAGCTCACCGCCATCGCCGTAGACCAGCGACCACAGCTTGAAGTTATCGTTAGTGTCCTTCCCGGTGATAAGCAGGTTCCAGTCGCCATCATAGACCACAGCCACGCCGGATAGATCACCAGTAGTTTTGTCCCAGGCGACTTTATCCTGCCAGCTGCTGTTTATATACTTTTTAACATAGAGGGTTGCCTGGTCAGCGAAGAACAGAGCCATATCTCCGTTAGATTTGTAGTCAGCGGCTATGCCGTAGACAGCAGCAGTTGGCGAGTAATCAATAAGCTCCGGACTCCCCCAGTTAGCACCGTAATCGGTGCTCTTTAGCCGGTAAATCTCCCGGTTACTATTTATCCAGAATATGCTGACCTCAGCCCCCAGGGAGCAGCAGGTCACGATAACCACGTTATACTGGTTACAATAGGTCCACTGGCTGAAGTCAGATGCTGGGTCGGGTTTGGCTACTCTCTGGCGGTAAAGCTTCCTGGAATCGGTAGGGGGAGTAACCCTGACCCGGATAAGGGAGCCATCTGAAGGCATAGTTAGCCCGTGAAAGTAATCAGCTTCCGAGCCAGAATAGAGCCTTGTCCACTGCAGCCTGACTACCCCGGAAATGGTGTTACCGGCTTTAACCTTAACATAGGGAGTATGACTGGCTTCCTTCTGGGTAGCTAATAATGTTGGTGATAGATTTCGCAATTCTACCTCACCCCCTTAATCCCCCTCTCCTAAACAGGAGAGGGGGAGATAGTTTTGGAAGAGGGGTTTCACCCCTCTTAAACGCCCCATTCTCTGGATAGGAGAGGGGAAATATTCTGTTTAAGCAGGGCAATCTTAAACACCTTGGTAAATCTTTGGCAGGTCACCAGAATAAGTGCCCCAGGATTGTGCCCAGAGCCCCGAACAGGATTAGCCAGAGCAGGGGATACCTTTTCTGGTTATCCCGGATGATATGGGTCCAGGGGCGCCCTCCTATTCTTGACCACAAAGCGTGATAGAGACGCTCCAACCATCCGTCACTTTTCTCTTCCATTTTCCTTGAACCTCTTTATTGCTCTCTCACCGAAGTATTCGATGATAACCACGGAGACAAGCCCGGCTAACAAAGGAGGTATTGCCACTTCAATCAGAATGCAGATACCATAAACTGTGAGACCCCACACGATGATAAACGGTCTAATGATGCTCTTTATTAACTCTATCCAGTCTTTCATTGTCATTGCATTTCTCTTATCATCTATACGAGATTGTTTAGTAACCTCGTCCCTGAATTTTATTGACCCTATCCCCTTTATCCCCTTCCCCATTAACTAAGGGGAAGGGGATTGGTTATATAAGAAAGGCTTCGCTTTTCTTTAACTTTCCTTATATCAGAGCTGCCAGAGTGTCAGGCAGCGGTTTATCGGCTTTTCGGTAGTGGTTAGCCAGGTGCTGGGCGGCAGCCAGTATTTCCTCGGGGCTGGCATCAACCCGCTGTCCCCGGTAGCCTCTCGGTGAGAGAGCGGTTACAGCTACTGGTATCTCATTCCAGTCTGTTGTCTTCTCAATATCAAGTTTCCCCTTTAGAGCTCTAAGTATGCTCTTCTTATGATGGGGTAGCTTCCAGGTCTCGGGGTCTTCCGGGTCGCTAACGATAGCAAATGCCTCTTTCGGTAAGCCATCCCTGGTTTTAGCTAGTTCTTGTTTAACTGTCATATCTACCTCACCCCCTTAATCCCCCTCTCCTAAACAGGAGAGGGGGAAATAATTTTTAGAAGAGGGGTGAAACCCCTCTTAAACACTCCTTTTCTGTACAGGATGGGGGTATTTTATTGAAGGGGACGAAGCCCTTCTTAGATACCCTTGCTCAATCTGTGAAGAATTGCTGGGTTCTAATTCTCTGCCGCCTCCCCAGTTTCTTCAATCCGGTTTTGAATGCTTTTAGTCGCTCATTACCCCAGATTCGGTATTCTCGGGGAGTCATTACCCCACCGACATTAACTCTGTTGATGGCAAAGGCAGCCCATTCAATGGCGGCATAGCCGCAAGCACCAGTAGCGACCAAGTCCTCATATTGAGTGGGGATGGTAGAGCCATCAGCATCCAGGGTATGAAGTACTCCGTAGTAGATGTAGCAATTAGAGCCGTCGGCTTCAGCATCACCTAACAGGCTTAGGTTGTCTCCCCAGATGGAGAACCGCTGATATTGGGGTGGGGACCCATCTACTGGGTATTCTACTGCCTGAACCATAACCCGGTTGGTCAGGCTGGACAGGTCAATCTGCCTCGAGCCGGGGGTGGTGGGTAGAGTTGCCTTGGCAGGCAGCGGTACCTTCTCCGACAGCTCTCTTACGGCGCGGTTAATATGCCTGGTTAGCTCGTCGTCTGTCCACTGGTAATTACCGGAGTCATCATCGTGCAGGTCTTTTCTAATTCGGGCTGTCATCTCTGATAGATTCATAACTACCTCCTTTTTGGTGACGCCAAGTCTATATGCTCACCTTTCTTGATGGAATTGATGCCTGCCCACCTGGTGGCAGCTTCATATCTCCGCCTGCGGTAGCTGATTCTATTTTGGCTCTGAGTCGGTCACAACCCGAGCTCACCTCGCTGGTATTGATTGCCGCGAGCAAAGCAGCCAGGGCTCCAAGCCCAACACCACTGTCGGCGGAGAAGAAAACTTCAGAAAGAGCGGAGGCATCCAGACCTGAGCCGGCATCGGATGAGGTGGGATGTGATGTCAAAAAGTCATAGCCATCAGCCCAGGTCGCTCCATAAATGGTGCCATCATTATCGTTATCTGTCTCATCATAAATTGTGCTGCCCGAACCCTCATTCAAATGCCACAGGGCTACAGTATTGGCATCAACCTCAAACTGGACACCATTGCCCCCATTCCAGATGGCTGAGATTTCCTCAGTGGTTCGGGCTTTGCTGGAAATTCTTACTTCGTCAACATACCCGTAAAAGTAATCATTCAGGTAGCCCTTCTTGGCAATATAAACATTTTTATTGCCTGGATTGATACCAGTAAAGCCTGTGTTCTTACTATCTTTTAGGTCATTATTGACATAGAGGTATAACCATCCGTTATCAAAGATGGCACAAATATAAAGCCATTGATTTATGCAACTGCTGTTACCTAGCCACATTGCCCTCTCCCCGCCGTCATTATCCTGATTCCTTACTGCCCAATAGATACCACGCCTCCCATCGCTAAGGAGTCGTGCTGCGAGTATCCACTCGGCATCCGACTGAGTCCAAAGCTTAGGATTCTTAGCAATTATGGCGTTATACCCCTCAGTATCTGAGCCTTTGTCGTATATCCATGCCTCTACCGTAAAGGCAGCAGTTCCTCTTAAACTATTATCATTCCCGCAATTCACATAATCATCTATGCCATCAAAGGACAGGCATTTTTCTGCCATGACTAGACCTCGATTCTTTCCATGATTTCACAGGGTTTGGGGAGTTCTTCGTCGTGATAGCACTTGTGGATTTCTATAAACGAGATTTCCCCCTCTTCACCTGACTTGGCTATCTTGACCGCTTTAGATAAAACAGCTTTTGCCTTGTCAAAGACAGCCTGCCCTATATCCTCTTTATCAAAGGCTAAATCAAGTTTTACTCTGTACAGCATTATTTACTCCTAGCTGAGCGTAATTGAAACTTCCAGTGTCCAGGTACCCGATGTTTTGGTGCCCAGGTTCTCTACCTTACGGTTCAGGCACTTGGCACTGGTTGACTGTTTGACCACCCACTCGTTCCAGGCATAGTTAGCCTCATCACTACCGAAGCTGGCTTTGAAAATTGCCTTCTGGCTGGTAGAAGTGGGATAGCCGCTCTCCATACCCTTGTAGGTCTTGTTGGTCTCTGCTTGCAGGTCAGTTTGAGGAGCTTCGGCGGCAGTATCGGAATCGCCAACACCTATCCGGGCATTGGTATTGTCAAAGTGATTGCTGGAATCACCAGTAATTAAGTCCCACATCTCATTAATGCCGGAATTCAGCAGGCAGTTACCCTCACCCTCAATAACCTGGTAAGGCTTAAAAAGCCGATGAAACTCGTCTTCTCTGCCCCGGTAGGGCTTAATGTCCTGATGATATTTGCTGAGCCGATAGTGGCACAACCATTGGGCAATATCTTGTTTGCTCATTTTAGTCTCCTGTTTAGTAGTTCTTTTCCCTGATAAGGGGAAGCCCTCTTGATTAGGGCTTCCCCCTTACATTGTTAGATTTCGGATTTGCCGAGCTGAAGGTAGACAGTGGCTAAGATGCCGGCTGGCTTACAGTTGGTGGCATCGGTGGACTTTACCTTGACCTCAATGCTATCGCCCTCGCTGACCGGAGCCACATCCTTGTCAAATCGTGAAGTGGCATGGTCAGCACCAGCCGAGCTACCGGCACCGGCAATGGTGACCTCGGTTCCATCCACCCGGCTGCCACCAATATAGACTGAGCCGATAACATCATCTCCATCACTTTGTTTAGACTCTATCTCCAGGTCAATACCGCGGATAGTTCCTTCCTGAATGGCGGTGAATTTGGTTACCGAGCCTGCACCCTGAACCGGCGCCATCGCCTCGTCAGTTTCTCCCAGAGCGGCGGCATCCTTATCTAACTGAAAACTTAGGGCAATTATTCCTGAAATTTCTACAGCCATAGTTTTTGGTTCTCCTTTACCGTTGTTTAGTCCTTAACCCCGATTAAAGCGGCAGCCTTAACCGAAGAGAATAGAGCCAGTGACACGTACCACTTAATCCTAGTTCGGCTGGCATCCTTGGTCTCCAGTGAGCCGACTGGCTCTATCTGAATGTGTCCCGGGCTGGTTAGACCACAGAGCGCTCCCTCTCCGAACTGGATGGCGTAGATGGTGGAGCAGGTGCCCCCGGTAGTACCTGTTTCCACGCTATCAGTTAGCGTGTGGGTATCAAGGATCCAGTCACTAACCCCTATAGGGATGCCGTCCCACAAATCGATAAAGTTACCAAACTCGTCCCTCTCCGTTACCATCGTGCCGGAACCGCTGGCTCTAACCAGAGCGTTAATCTTTCTCCGACTGCGGCGGCTCATCAGCAATATGTTGGGCTTACCGCCCTTAACGGCATCAATTAACTCGTCTAGCTTGGACAGGGTGAGGGTAGCTCCAGTAGCCCCCATGGCTATCACCTGGTCGCTGGCAGTTGTGGTGTCGATAAGTTTCCTGAGACCGTCATATTGCTTGGAGTTGGTGGCTGAGTCACCATAGATAAAGGTTTCCTCAAACTTGTCCTTGAGTGCCTTAGCTTTAAGCTCAATAACGGCTGCTTCCAGGTCCTGGAGATTGCTCCGGGTAGCCTTCAGGAAATTATCCACATCAGCATCACCACCCATAATCTTCAGCGTGGTCGTTTTCTGTTCAAAGGTCGGGGTGGACTCAGCCCAGGTATCGCCAACATCATAGAAGTCTATTTCAGGCAGGGTCTTCTCCTGATTGTAGGTTAAACCGTTACCCACGATTTCTATGAAGGGAAGCCGCTGCATTATGGGCGAGTCCTTGATGATGGTTTCTACCACTCCTTGAAGGAGCATATTATTTGACAGCTTGGCTGCCTCATTTAGCGTTAATGCCATTATTTGTTACCTCCTATTGCGTATTGAATCTTCTCCCGTGGGGACAGGGCTGACAGGTCTGGTGGTGTCCTCGGTGGTGCTCCGGCGGGAATCTTACTTGAGGTGATTTCAGCCTCCAACCCCTGCTTCACCTTGTTAATCAGGGTTTTAGCCTTGGTTAGAGACTCATTAATGGACTCAATGGTGTCCCCACTGATGAGTTCCTCAGGCACCTCAGGATGGGACTGGGTAACCATAGCTTTGTAACCGGTTATGGCTGAAGTCATAGCCTGCTCCAGTTCGCTAATGCGGGTATTAGCCTGGGCTAACTCCTCATCCTTTTGTGCTATCAGTGCTTCAAGCTCGGTAACCCGGCTTTCTGCTGTCTCCTCCCCACTGGGTGGATTCTGCTCCTCTGTCTGATTTAGTTCGGCATCGACCAATTTTCATCCTCCTTAGGTTATTCCTCAACGCCTTCTACTCGGGAGTCTACAGCCCTCTCTCTCGCCATGCTCTTGGTAGACCTGG